ACGCCGTGGTCAACGCCCAGATGATACAGGCGCTCGCCGGTCTTGTCCCATTCCAGTTTGCTCATAGGTCTTGTTCCTCCTTTTTGTTTTTCAGACGGTCATAGTGAACACGTCGTGGTATAAATTGTCCGCAATATAAGAGCGGTCGTGTCTGCACTGGTCGAGGCGTGACACGGCCGCTGTGAGGTCGCTGTCCGGGGTCTTGGTCATCACCGTCACCGTGTAGGAAGGGTGCTGGAGATAGACGTGGCCGTCAGCGTGTACATTGCGGATGCGGTTCAAATCGTATCGGATGCAGGGGTACTGCATTTTCAGGTTGGCGGGCGGCTGATAGTACAGGTGGATTTCTCCGACAGTTTCTTGCAGCACCCTCCGGAGAATGCCGTCCAGCCTCAGTCTCTGCTCACTCATGGTATATCCCTCCGAATGTCAGGATGAGGCGCGGGTACTGTACTTTCACGTCCGTCACCTTCCATTTCACGCCGCAAAATTCGGCGTATCGCATGGAGCCGAAATTCTCGTGGGCAAAAGGGTCTGCCACGATGCTCAGCCGGTTCTGGAACGTGACATTGTCGTTCACTCCATCCCCTGCCTGCAGCTGTCGGCCCCACTCCAGCACATCGCCGTAGTATTCGCGCTCCACCGTTTCCTCGGTGAAGACACTGGGCGCTGTCTCCACAGTCTGCCCTTCAAAGCCGATTTTTCCAAACCACTTTGCCATAATAACCTCTCCGTCATTTCGCTTCGCTCAATGCCACCTCTCCTGGCGAGGAGAGGCTTTGGCAGGGCGGTAAAGTTTATTCATCCTTGGGCAAGGAGTATCTTACCATTTTGAAAAACCTCCCCCTCTTCGCCAGTGGCTCCCCTCGGTAGGGAAGCTGGCGCGAAGCGCCGGAGAGGTTTACTCCTTGCTTGTCGTCCAGGTCTTGGCGGCAGTGCCGTCATAGGTCTTCACGCCGGTGGTCTCTGCGTATGCGATGGGAGCAAAGTAGTTCTTGCCGTCGCACACGATAAGGCGGCCCAGCATGAAGGCGCGGCCAAGGTCAGCGGCGCTCACCTTCACCTTGTGCTCGGCGTCAGCATACAGCTTGCCGTCGGTGTGACCGTAAGCGACATATGCGCCCACGTGTACGTCCTCGGTACGATCATAAAAAGGTTTCAGGGTCATTTTTGATCTCCTTTCTTTTGCAATGTCTGCCCTCTCTAGCAGCGCACTGCCGTTTACGCCCAGACGAAATTTCATTCGTCCAGCAGTCTCAAAACCGTCCTGCCAAAGTCTTCCCTTTCAAGGGGAGGTGTCGGCGCAGCCGACAGAGAGGTCCTAACGGGCGAGCGCTCTAAAGTTAAAGCGCCTTAGAGGTTTATTCTGTGCCTGCCCTCTGAGGAAAAGTGTCAGCTGAGCTGACGGAGAGGGCATCCGGCGCTCTTTACGCCGCCCACTCGATGGCCATAGCACTGTAGGGAGTCGTCAGTGCGCCGGAGCAGCGGGTCTCGATGAGGTACTTCATGGCGTTGTAGTCGATGTCGAAGTCGTCGAACATAGAGACAGCGCCGCCCTTGTCTGCGCCCACGGTGTAGTCGCTGAGGTTCACGATAACGGCGGCCAGATCACCGCCCTTGGCGCCCTTGCGGCCGTCCATCTCAGGCACCGTGACGATCTTGCTCACGCGCAGCTTGCGGGCCAGAGCAGCCTCGTCGGCGTAGAGCGGGCGGCCCATGCCGTCCTCCAGCAGGAGCATCTCAGTCAGAGCGTCCTCGGTGGTGAACATGGCCGGGGTGCCGCTGCCGCGGTACTCCTTGCGGCTGCGGATGACCTGCTTGATGAAGGCCTTGTACTTGTCCTCCACCTTACTCAGGCCGGTCGTAGCCACCTGTACCTTGATGGTAAACAGGTCGGCATCGTTGAAGATAGGGCGGATGCAGTTCTCGTCGATCTTGTCCTCGCTTGCCGCCTGACGGCCATCGCCCAGGATATAGGCCAGCGCCAGCTCACGGTTCAGCTTGTAGCGCATCTCGTTGCGCAGCCAGGACACCACATCGAAGCTGGTGATGTCGCTCACGTCGTCGCGGTCGAGCTTCTGCTTCTTATACACAGTGGTCGGGCCGGTGGAGCGGCGCAGCAGGCCAAAGACCTCTTCGATTTTATAATTGCCCTTCACATAACCCTTGGCACGGGCATCTTCGGGGGTCAGATCTGCGAACATGCTCTTGAAGCGGCTGAACGGGATGTGCTTCACGCCGCCCATCACTACGCTCACCCAGTCGTCGGGCTTGTCGATGATGCGGGGCGTGGTATCCAGCAGGTGGTCTTCCGGGAACAGCCAGTCGATATTATCGATGCCGTGGCTCAGCTCATCGATCTCGCCCTGCTCCACGCCGGCGTTGTCGAAGGCCGCCTTCAGGGTGCCGCTGGTCTTTGCACCCTTGATGATGCTGTTGATGTCGTCGATGCTGTGCTTCAGCACGGTCTGCTTGCCCGCATCCTTGTCGAAAACATTGTGCTTCATGTCGCTTTCATCCTCCTCGTCTTCGCCGCCGTCACCGTCCTGCTCTTCCAGAGCGAGACCCACCAGTGCATGGCAGCATTCCTTCTGCTCGTCGGTCATGCTGTTGTAGACCTCTTCGAGCGTCTTACCGTTGGTTTCCTCGGCCATCTTGCCGTCCTCCTTGTTGTCGTCGGAGTGGGCCAGTACGGCCTCCTCCAACGGGTTGCCCTCCGGGTCCATGCCATGTTCGAGGCTCAGACTGCCCGGGTCGTTAAAGATAAAGGCTTCGCAGCCCTCATCGTCCATATTGTCAGCGCTGTGCTTCACCACTTCCTGAATGAGCGCGCCGGGGTTGCAGCCTGCCAGTACGAGGCTCAGTTCCCGGATGACGCCGTGTTTCACCACCTGTCCGGCCTTCTGCAGACCGTTGGCCCAGATGGAAAAAGCGTTCAGGTCGCCGTTCTCCACGCACTTCTTGGCCGTCTGGCCGGTGGGCGTGTCGTTGAACTTGGCGTAAGCGTAGACTCCGCCCTTGCGGTTTTCCAGCAGTGCGTGGCCGATGACATTGTCAAGGCTCGAGTGGTCGTGGTTGTACACCATCGGCACAGTCTGGCCGCTGCAGCCCTTGAATGCGTCTTCTGCAATGGTCAGCCCGTCGTAACACTTTGTGTTCGCCTTCGTCGCCCAGCCGCTGCAGTCGTAGTCAAAATTCACCATTTTGATTTCTCCTTTCTTTTAAGATTCATTTACCATCTGCTCCACAGCCTCTCTCCCTCTTGCGGCGGGGTCACTGCCAATCTGTGCCGCCTATCCCGCGTTGGGAGAAAGATTCTTGTTCAGCAGCTGGTCTGCCTTGGGGTCTTTCGAGGGTTTCATTCCGATGACCTGACGGAACTCATTCGACGTCATGATCTCGTTACGGGTGAACTTGTCGGCCATCTCGGCCACCATCGAGACGGGTGCCAGCTTGAACGGGTCGCGGAAGTACATGATGCTCTGCTTAGCCTTGAGGTCTTCGCGGCTCAGGAACTTCCGTTTCATCTCGTCCACCACAGCCGCCACAAGGGGCTCGATGACTCGGTTCTCGTAATTGGTCATGACAGTGTCGTCCGCTGTGCCGTTCATGATCTCCGGCGTCAGCCCCAGCTGGCTGTAAGCCATGTTGGTCAGGTACTCGATGCTTTTCAGCAGGTTGTTCTCGAGGCTCCGGTTCAGCTGGGTGATATGCTCCGTGGCGTCGATGTAGCCGATGCCGTATCGGCTGCCCGCCAGCTGCTCTTCCAGTGTCTTCCGCCGCTCCTGCGCCTGTTCTTTCCGGGCAGGGCTTTTCACGGCGTAGGGCAGCTGGATGATGAGGTCGAGCTTTCCGCTTCCGGCCTGCTCGTCCACGGCGTCCATGATGCGCAGCTTGCTGATGAGCCGCTGGACGGTGCTGTTGGGCTCGTTCATGACAGAGTAGAAGGGGTTCTCCACGATGGCCACCCGCTCTTTCGGCAGGATGACTTCTTCCTTCTGCCCGGTCCTGTCGTTGTAAAGCTCCACCCGCACATTGTCCGGGTACCACTCCTTCACCTTGCCCACCCGCATCGACCGGATCTCTGTCTCCCCCGTCACCGGGTCCTCGTCGATGTCCACCGGAACGATGGTGATGACGCCTTCGTCTAGCAGGGAGAGATAGATGTCGTACCGCAGAGCCCTGCCCGTCTGGTCCTTGTTGGCCGAAAGGTTCAGGCATGAATTAAGGCCCGAGTCCAACACCGCATCAAAGCGGTCGTTTTCGTCGAGCCTTACGTGGTTTATGGTGATCGCTGTGGCGTCCTGCGCCATCCGGGCGTAAATTGCCGTCAGGATGGTGCGGTCGGTCGTCCGGTTCAGCCTTGGCCGGTCGGGCCGGTAGCTATAGCCCCCTCCGTACACCCGGGGAGGGTCCCGGTTCAGAAATGCGTTCCAGGCGTGTTTCAGCCTGGAGCCAAAGGTATTAGGCATCTTTATCCTTTCTATCGCAGGTCGAGAAATTAGTGCAGCATCCAAACAGCTATTTCTGGTCGTCTTTCTTCTGCTGGTCCTGCTTTCCGGCACTGCCGTTCACCACAGCATTCGCCAGTTCAGGGTTGCCCAGCACATCCGAAACAAATTTCTTCGCGCCGTAGCTCATCACGCCCGCTGTCGCCTTGGTCAGCACCTGCTTTCCGGCATCCGACATGACCTGCTTCACAAAGCTCTTGCCGCCGTACACGTCGTTCCGCAGCTGCTTCACGTCCTTCTGGAGCTGCAAGCGCTCCTTCTCGGCCTTCAGCTCCTTGTTGGGGTCGTCGGCCCGGATGTTGGTCTGCCCCTGTAAGTCGCGGTACTGCTTTTCCATCTGGAGCCGGTTGATGCGCGCCCGCAACTCCTCATCGGAGTAATCCTCGGTGCATACTCCACCTGTTCGGCGTCCTCGCCTGCATTCCCGTCTCCGCTGTAGTGTTTCTTTCCGGCCGCCGTCAGGGTGCCGTTCTTGTTCTGGTATCGCCGCACGCCCCACTTCATGCCCTTGATGCCCCAGTGGTACAGCTCATCTTTGTATCCCTGCACTTTGTCATCACCTCACTTTCCCTGCAATGTCAGCTTCCGCTCCAGCAACCGCGCCACTCTCTGTGCGCCCTTCTGTACAGCGCGCTTCCGGCGTGCCGCTGACATTTTCTTGTTATACCGCTTCTTGGCGGCTTTCATGCGGGCTTTCTTTTCCTTGTCCGTCTCTGCCTCGGCCCGCTTTTTTCGGTACATATTGTTCCGCAGTCTCGTCGCCTCGTCTCCCGAGATGTACTTCTTGCGCAGCTTCAGCTTACCGTCTTTGTCCTCGTACTCCTCGGTGGCCACCAACGCACCGCGCCCGTTCGGGTGCCTCTCCCTCCGGTATGCACCGGTGAGCCGTGCTTTGCCGTTCAGGGTCTTCTGCTTGTCCCACTCTTTCTGCTGGGCGCGGGTCGGCTTCCTGTCGGGGTCCTCGCCTCTGCCGATCGCCCGGCTTCGCTGGTAGTTGTCGTATGCTTCCTTACTGTAGAAGTAGTAATATTCCGTGTTGCCGTTCCGGTCCGTGCCTACTTCGACCCGCTGGTAATACTTGTGGTTCTTCCGCGCACTGCCCTTCCCGAACAGCCCGTGCTGCATGAATTTCCAGTAATCCATTTTGATTTCTCACCTGCCTTCACTTCAAACTGATTGCATGGGCGATATGATCCCACCAGTCACCTCTCATATGTAACCTCACTCAAATGCATCCCGGTTCAGCTTCCACGCCACGTAGGCATCCATCAGCGCCGCCACGGCGTCGATTTTCTTGTCGTGCCGCTGCTTATAGAGCTTCCGGTTCCCGTTGGTGTCCTCCAGCGTGACGCAGTTGCCCATGGCAAACTCCATCAGTGCCTCGTCGAACAGCAGCTTTCTCTGTTCGCTCAGCTTCTTCAGTTCGCCCAGCGGTACGCTCTCCGTCCTTGCGCCCTGAATGACCTTCTCGATGCCAAACGGGCCGTTCTCCTGCGCCCACCGCTCCACGAATTCCTTCGCGTTGTAGGGGTCGTAGCCAAAGGCTCGCACGTCGTACTCGCTCTGCAGGATGTAGGCGTCGAGGTCGTCGTAAACCTGCATCATGTCCAGCACAGTCCCGTCGAACACCTGCAAAGTGCCTTCGTTCATGAACTCTTCGTACTTCTGCCGCATCGCCAGCGGAAGCTGTGAGAGGGTGTAG